TGGATATGAGAAACTAGAGAACATTGAAAACTTTGCGGATGCATTTGTAAGACCATTGCATCTCCCATTCCCAATCGTCTCCTCATACTTCGCAGCATTTGCTGAGGTTGTGGGGAGTTGGTTGGTTATCTGTGGACTCGGCACTCGTCTGGGTGCCTTAGCAATCTTAGGTACAATATCATTCGCAATTTATCATGCTCTGTTTACATCTGGATTTAACATTTACTTGTTAGAACTTTTAGTTCTTTACTGGGGAGGTGCAGCATGTATCGTCCTCAGTGGTCCAGGTAACTTCTCAATAGACCATCTCATAAAACGGAGACTCACAAATGATTAAAGCACTATACAGTATTATGTTTGCTGCTCTCATGTGGGTTCAAGTTCCACAATGGAGTGACGACTGGTCTAAGTGTGCGGTAGATGTGCCTGACACAGCATGTCATTGGTATATCACAGCACCTGATAGCACCATGGGTGAAGGATTTAGTTGGGCTAATGCCCCCTGGTTCAGTGTCGAAGGTCTCCGTGATGTAGGAGAACTTCACAATACAATGGCAGCAATTCAAACCACAGGTGAGGCATGAACCATTATCTAGTTTTTGTATATGGTGTATGTTTTGCTCTCATTGGAGGTGCTGCATTCGCAATGATGTGGGCAAATATCATGTCACTTGATATGAAACCCAAACCAGTCCGTCAAAAACATCCTGAGGCACCCCAAGAGGGAGAAGAGGTTATGTATGTTGATCTCAACAGAGAACGACTTGAAGACCTTTACAAGCAGGACAAGAATTGATATAATGAGGGGGTCACTACCCTCTTTTTTTATGAGTGTTTGTTTAGGTGTAGCAAGTGTGGCAGGACTTGTTGCGACGGTATTAGTAGGAGAGGTTACTCCTGATGATGTGAAAACTTATGTCTCTTTGCATGGTGGCACTGACAATGATCTTATTTCCTTTAAACAAGGTATGGGATCATATGGAATTGAATATGATGTAAGTAATTTTGTTCGATTATTTGCAGAACATCAATCATCACCAATGACTTGTGATGATCACCCTGGATTAAACTATGCGGGATTCAAATTGACAGCACCACTAGCAGATACTGTTACTGCGTACAGTGGGTTGGCAATTCATAATGAGAAATTTGATAGTAATAATAAACTCAGAAACCCTATCGTGATGACTGGTATTGAATTTGGTAATGGTCCATTTAAATTGTATACTGAGTATATGCACAGTGCAGAACAACTAGATGATGGTAGATTCTATGCTGGTGCCAAATTCATCTTCGACTGACCTTTACAAATGCGATAAAAGTTGATATACTAAGAGGGTTACCACCCTCTTTTTTATGCACGGAAGTTTAGATCCAGATGAGAAGGTTATGAACTCTATCCCCAAACACGACTGGGCAAAGAACACAGATGGTTTTTTTGCCTGGAAAGATGATGGTATTATGGATAATATTCAAGATGCCTTAGAAGTCCTTGGTTGGCAGGAAGGCGATGAGATTGATGTAGAGATTGGTGGTACACAGGTATCTGGTATCTACCAAGGTGAAACCTACAACAAGAAGTGGGCAGCCCAATATGGGGATCGTAAGTACAACAAAGATGCATTTATCATCATCAGCAACAACTCTCGTAGAGATTTGACCAGATCTCAACCTATGGACCGGGAACACAAACCACACCACAATACTAAATAAATTTCAAGTCAACAGAGACTATGACCTTTACGATTTATTCAAAGGACAATTGTACATACTGCACAAAAATTGAACAGTTGATGCAATTCACAGAGGTTAAATATGTTGTCTATAAATTAGACAGAGATTTTACCAAAGAAGCATTTCATGATGAGTATGGTGAGAAAGCCACCTTTCCCCAAGTAACCTATGGTTCCCAAACTATTGGTGGGTGTGCTGACACTATTAAGTTTTTGAGAGAACAAAAACAGTTACCAGAGGAATGAACGAACTTTGCTACCTTGTAGAAACCGCTATTGATTATGCATTCAAAGATAAGTTCGTATTGAACATGTATCTGTATGCAAAATCTGCTCAGTTGACTAAGAAAGATATGTCTAAGTTTATTGAAAGCAGCACAGCTGCTGAACTTAGTGATCTTTGTCTTGAACTTGATGAGTACATCAAAGGCGGTTCAGACAATGAGCACAAACAAATTCGTGAGGGGTATGGACACATTCCTAAACCACGTGCTCGTAAGATTAGAAACTATCTTTATGGAATTTTAGAGGATGCTTTGCGCTATGAAAGAGACAAACGACCTGGCCGAAAGAAAGGAACCTGATCTACAAATAAATAAGGGCGTGGAGTTAATGCTCCGAAACAAAAATAAGAAGGAGGGATCAAAGACTTTCCAGATTAAATTTGGGAAAATGATATCTCTATTCCATAGAGAACTTCATGTGTGCCTAGATTTTTCACTAGATGTAAAAAAGAAGGAGTAGAAACATGGTTGCCACGATCTTGACAATTAGTTCATTAGTCTCTATAATGTTCTTCTTCGTCGGAGGTATGGTTGGATGGCTAGCAAAAGAGCACGTCATCAAAACAACTCCCTATCATCCAGACACTGTTAATTTACATCCTGAATTCTTTGACGAAAATGGCAATGTACTTCCAGACCAAGTACTTGCAGTGAGATTTGAAAATGCCGACGACTACTATGACAACGAAGACAACTAAGAAGAGATCAGTTCCTTCTCCCAAGTTAACTGATCTTCCACCTAATCCATTCCAAAGCGAAATTCTTGACCTTGTTTCCAAGGCAAGAACCCGTGCAAAGAAGGTTGAACTTCTGAAACTGCATCGCAACGAAGCTCTTGTGTCTTTGCTAATTTGGAACTTTGATGATACTGTCTTTTCTATGCTCCCAGAAGGCACTGTTCCATACAAACCCAACGAGGCACCTAAGGGAACAGAACACACCTCTCTGAGGAGCGAGCAGAGGACGTTCTACAACTTTGTGAGAGGGGGAAACGACAAACTTTCTAAGACCAGACGCGAACTGATCTTCATTCAGATGTTGGAAGGTCTTCACCCCGAAGAAGCTGATCTGCTAATCCTCGTTAAAGATAAGGCTCTGATCAACCGTTACAATGTTAATCGTGGACATGTTGAAGAGGCATATCCTGATATTCAATGGGGCGGCCGTTCATGATGGGAATGATTAAACTCATCCATCAAGACTGTGATCCAACACTAGCAGATGATAAGGGTCTCCCTACAAATTCTTACTTGGTAAAGTATAATGTAGAGGGAACCCTCACTCATGATATTGTGATGGCGAACAAAGCAGTCGATATCTTTGATGAGTATTATGATAAGTATAAGAAAGATTTTCTCAGGTTTGATCAAACAGAAGGAAGGATTAGACCTAATTTGTATGGAATCAAACCAAAAACTGAGGAGAAAAAGAAAAGACGATGAATGATGAAGAACTAAGAGCACAGATTGAAGTGCTAATTCGTGATGAGATTCAAGATGTTATCAACTCCTATGTCGAAGAACAAAACAAAAGTTCTAATGGAAGTGGAGTTGGTTTCATTACTCCTGAGGAAAAGAAGGAGATGACAGTGAAGATTAAAAATGTAGAAATTGATAAACTCTTGAAAGAGTACAAGAAGGTTAAGAAGGAAGAGAAATCAAATTTGTCTGAGATCAAGAAACTGGGTCTCGTAGACAAATTTGGCAATCCACTTGACTAAATAGGGAATGAGGTCTATAATAGACCTGTCGTTCATCCCTTCGGGGACGCAAGTAAGTCGCGGAACGGAGTCGTTCATCCCATGATTGATTTTCTTTTATATTCATCACTCACATGTCAGCAAGCCGATGGCATTATGCTACGGATGCTGAGCAACGAAAACGTTAACAATCAAGTTAAGGTTGAGTTGATAGAGGCCATTAAGGAATCTACACCTGAGTGCTACTGGGACGCACACGATTGAAGGAACGGGAAAACGGATCCATCGAAAGATGAGAAGGTTCAATTTCACCCAACTTTCAGGAGTAAACTTATGTCTACAACAATCACTTACAGAGGGCAACAGTACGATAAAGAAGCGTACAAAGCCCGTGTGTTGGAGCAAGCAACACAACAACG